GCCTTTATTGCAAGTTCATGATGAATTAGACTTTTCTTTAGCTACCCAAGAAGAAAAAGAAATAGTTAAAAAAGCTATGATTAATTGTGTTAATTTAGAAGTTCCAATGGATATAGATATGGAAGTTGGTAAAAGTTGGGGTGAAATAAAATGAATTGTTGGCATTGCGGTACACAATTAATATGGGGTGGAGACCACGATATAGAAGATGAAAACAATGAATACATCATGGAAACTAATTTAAGTTGCCCAAAATGCAAATCAGAAGTAATAGTATATTTACCAAAGGAGAAAAAATGCAAGGTATTAACCAAGATATAAAAGATGACCTAGAAAGAGAGCAATATCCAATTATATGGAATATGAGAGCCATGGGTAAAACTTATGAAGACATAGCTTATGAGTTTGACCTAAGCAAACAAAGAATACACCAAATATTAAGATATATGCAAATTGGTGATGGTGATTATTATAAAGGTAGAAAAGAAGCAAGACTTAAAAAACAAACATTAAGTTATGAAGATTTTAAAACTTGGCTAACTGCAGAAAAGAAAGTAAAAGTATCAGCCAATAATAAAAAGTTTTCTACTTATGCCTAAAGAAACAACCTTATATCAATCACTTAGGAAGAATATTCCACAAGTACATTGGCAAAGGATAGAGTCACCAATGACGCAAGGAACACCCGATGTAAATGGTTGTATCCAATCAAAAGAATTTTGGTTAGAATTAAAGATAGCTAGAGGTAATAAAATAAAATTTTCTAACTTCCAATGTAACTGGGCTCAAAAACGTATTACATCAGGAGGTAAAGTTTTTGCATTAATCCAACATAATAAAAATAAATGGATACGTTTATACCATGGTTTCCAATTTAAAGGTTTACAAGAACAAGGGCTATCATCAATCCAATGTATACTAGAAATAGAACCTATATACAAAGAAGAAGATTGGAATTTATTATTAAAAAATATATTAAGTTAAATCGTTTATCGCTTTACTTTGATAAAAAAATTATTTTTAATATACTTTAGCCCGCCACTCCAAAGCTGTGTTTGTGTCGGATGGCGTAATCGAGGTAGATGTGTGTGACGCTTGGCGGTTTAAGAGAGGTTTTATTAGTTTAATTTTCCTGTCTTTGTAATTGTTTTCATAGATGTAATGAAACATAGGACATTATTAATGTATTATGATGGGCTAATCTACCACCGACACTTTTAATTTAAAAGATTTAAATTTAACTCGTTAATCGCTTTACTGTCATATAATTGTTTTTTAAAGTATCCGTAGTTAGTTAAGGGCTTAACTGACGTAAACGACATAAAGAAAGGAGAATATTATGTCACATGAAGTAGAAACGATGGCTTATGCCGGAGAAGTGCCTTGGCACGGACTTGGAGTAGCTGTCGATGCAAACTTGTCGCCTCATGATATGATGAAGGCTGCAGGA